CGGTTGTACTCAGAGACAGGATCTTTCTGACCAATAGTTGTCAGCGAGTTCTCAATGTACCAACCACCAGGACCTTGGAAGGCATGGGAATATACTTTTGCCCAAGGAATATCCTCACTCTCAGGTTGAGGAAGAAAACGAATCACGGCATAACCATTACCACTCTTGTCGAGGGATGGTTTCCACAGTCGCTCATCTGCACCACCGCTCTTGACGGCAGTTTTTTCTACCTCAGCAACCAGTTTGGAAGTGAGAGAACCCAGACGGGACTGTTTTTTAAGATCGGAAAAAGACATTTGGATTTGGCTTGTAGTTTGGCTTGTGTGTACTTCGTTATTATAGGACCTAGGTCAGGTCCCTGTCAACCTGTTGGCGCATCGTTTTGAGCATCTTGTCCATATTATTAAACACAACACTCATATCAACATCCGCAGGCATCCCCATCATCCTTGCGGACTTGGAGATGTTCTCCTTCATCATCTTTGCCTCAGGATCATCAGAAAGAGATAATCTTGTGTAAAGAACTCTTTGTTTGTCCAGAAGACGTTCAAGAGTTTTTACATGTTCAATCTTTTCTTCCTTTGTCATCGTTGGAAATTCAAAGACCTTTGTATAAACTTCTTCTTGAAGTTCAGTGATCTCTGTCATTTCTGATCTAACCACTTCGGAGTCGAAGAAACTCATAAAATTATCTCCTTTAAAATTTTCTTATAACGAAATACATCAATATGTAGGAAGGGAGAATACTTGGTTATACGTTTTGATATCAGTACCCAAACTGGATCTGTTAACTTCTTATCGAACTTAGATTTGTATCCAAGTATTCTGTCCAGGATCACCAGAGTTTCAAGTGAAATGTTTTGCTTTAAGAATTCCTTGACAATTTGCGGATGTCGATTTTCTTCACTCTTGAAGAAACTATCAAAATCTTTTCCAGAAAAGACGGATCCAATCTCTCCCTTGAAGATGTATGAGAGTGATTGATTTCTTTTTTGCCAGGCGACATATGTTTTCTCCCCGTTCTTTACAATGTCTGCAATGTAAAGAGATTGTGGATCATCACAACTGGCAAAGTTTGCAATAAAAAACTGTTCGATCTCTTCATCACTTTTTTGTCTGGACATTCTTTCAAAGAAATATCTGTCCTTTCTTTTATTAAATGCATTGGCAGATGCTTTTACTCTGCCACAATATTTCAAGTAATCATAACTATCTTTCGTGAAGTGTTGCTTCATCGCAAGATAAGTCTTATAGCACTCGATTGGCATCATGAAAAAAGTAATAGGTCAAATTTTTACCGGAAAGTTTTTCAGGTAAAAATCAAATCAAAGGGGCAATTTTGCTCTGGAACTTCTCTTCAAAAAGTTGAGTTCCATAGCATCATACTTCAACTTTTCTTTTAATGGTTTAGATAAAAGTTTAGGTACAGATTCAAGTTCTATTTTGTTTTTATCGCAGAACACAACGACAGCATCAATATAGTTTAGATCGTCATTTTCATGCACAAGTTTTTCAATTTCTTGTGCGAATTTAGCAGGACCCAAAAACTTTTTTTGAAAGGCTTCGTCTAGTTCATTTAGCATTGGTGTAAGATAAATTGTTGGTGACAAATTCTTTAATATAGCGAACTAGTAACTTAATATACTCGTCTTTGTTTCTTTTGTCAAATACCTTGACCTCTCCACCAGGAGTAACCATTAAAGTAATAAGTTTGGTGACAGGAATGCCCGTCATCTCATAGTACATACATGCGTATGCAGTTTCTTGAACAAAATAGTTCTCCAACCACTTCTCTGGTTTGATCTTCTCTGATGTTTTGAAGTCAATGATTGCTAGTTCACCTTCATACTCGCCAATACAATCTACTCTACCTGCAAGTCCTAGGTATTCTGAGAAGAGAGTACGTTCAATGGCATGAATATTATTTATCTTATCCAAATATGGCTTGGCATGATGAAACATAAACTGAGTGGCAGGAAGAAACTCATCCCAATCCAACCGTAAGTTCATGAGATATGCCTGTGCCGCTTCATGAAAATCCGTACCACGTGTGGTTGCTTTCTTCGTAATTCGATTAGCTTCTTCTTCTCCAATTCTGTTTCGCCACTCAGTAAAAATCTGGCGATTATAAAAAGAAGTGACAGAAGTAATAGAAGGAACCCAATCACCATTTGGGACTTTATAAAGTCGGCATCCAGGAGTTTCTTTCTTTTCAAGTTCAATGTCACCGAGATAATTATGATGAATAAAATTCATACCATACCAATTGCGTTCTTTGCAAGAATGTATTCTTTAACAAGACCAGATCGAACAATATCTTCAATACCAAATTCAATCAGTGAGAATGATTCCATCTTTGTGAGAATGCGGGTGAAATCAGAGATTCCATTCCTTTCAAAGGTTTTTGTCAAATCTGATTGTACTCCATCACCACAGAATACGATGCGGCTATTTTCACCAACACGGGTAATGATCGAATCAAGTTCGTGGAAGTTTAGATTCTGACATTCATCGACAATGATGATTGCATTGTCAAGTGTTGTGCCACGAATAAAAGATGTGGACCAGAAACTAATCGTGCCTTGTGTTTTTAGGTTGCCATACAGCATCTCAAAGTCAGATTCTGTCGGTAACTCAAACATATATTTTACCATATTCTTATAAGGAATCTGGTAAAGAGATGACTTGTCCTCATGGTCACCAGGCAGGAAACCAATCTCTCTGGTTGCTACCAGAGATCTAACAATGTAAATCTTTTCATAGGGTGAGTTGTCAGAAAGAACATCCCTAAGTGCATTGTAAAGGGCAATGAAAGTCTTTCCAGTTCCAGCACACCCATAAGCAAACAAATGTTTTCCTTCCTTATAATCTTGAAAGAATTTTTCTTGATTATCAGTCAGTGGTTCAATGTCAACCAACAAATCCATGTTGATTGGTTTCTTACGACGCATTTGTTTTGCAGTGTATCCAACTCCAATCGGGTCGTCGCTCTTTCTCTTTCTAGGCATAAGTTAGATCTTAAACTTTTGTCGGGCTGATGGTGCGTTCTGTGCTTTTTCAAGCACTTCATTCCAACCTGGTTTTGATTTGACGAGTTTGTCTTTCCACTCGCCAACTTCACCAAAACCTGGTGCGTTATCAGGGGTATAGTATCTTTCCCAATCGGGATTATCTTTACGCCACTGATCCCATTCATGAACGCTCATCACAACATCCTTAGTTTCACCAGTCTCTTTGTGCTTTACGGGGTAAGTTGCCATATCAAAACATAATGTGTGTATATTTATGCCCAATCAAGTGCTCTCGCAACTGTGGGATACTGATGTGCAAAGATAGTCTTACACTCCTCTGCAATCTCCATATGCTCCTTCTGAGTGCCGTTAGCAGACCTCAGAGAGATGTAATGAATCCAACTACGACAAGAACCTGTCATGTAGATTCTAGTGGGTGTAGCAAGCGGTAGAACAAACCTTGCACATTCCTTAGCAACTCCTGCTTCAAGCATATCTTCATACAGATCTACTGCATGATCAAACTGTAAACGAATACGTTTGCGGAAAGACTCTGATACATCACGGGGAAGATCATCAATAGAGTTCTGACGATTCTTTGTATCCTGACGACGAAGTTCAGGAATAGAAATCTTACCCAACTCTGTGCTATCAGCATAGCGTTGAGAAAACTCTTGAAACGTAAATGAACGGTGCCGCAAAATCTGTGCCGCAATCGCTCTTGTAGTTTCAATTTGTAGAGTCATATATGCTTGTTCAAACACAGACCAATGCTGATGCTTGATGCAATATTTTAAAAGACCTTCAAAACTTTCATTGTCTTGATTCTTTGGATTGCTCACACGGGCAATATAAGCCATGTTCTGTTCAGGACTTGGTGTTGCCTGAATTAGTTTTACTTTCATCAGCAATCCTCGCAATCCTCTTCTTTATGTTTCTTTCTGATCTTTTTAAGTTCTTTCATTTCTTCCTTGATCATTTTGTATGCATCTTCGGAAGAAATCTTTCGTGCCATTTCCATAGCAACGATAATCTCTACTCTCGTTCCATAATGAGATAGAGCTTTTTCAAAACAGTTTAGTTCTTCGTACATAGTTAATCGGGGTAACCATCATCATCGTTAAAGATTTCATCATAACTATCGATTGGGACAACTTGATAGTCATCATATTCATCTTTATGTAGATAACTTTCTTCGTCTGAATAAACCTCAGACTTTAAAGATTCGACAAGAAGTTCTAAATTTTTGACAATCAGTTTGAGCCTGTCTTTGTTCATCCTTTCTTGTATGATTTGACAAATTTATTATACACAAAAAAAGAGGGAGTGTCAATCTCCCTCTTTGATTATTCACTTTTTGATTTGAGCAAGTTGTGCTTGCTGACGACGCTGTTCTTTTTCAAGTTGATCTTTGATCAGTTGAAGAACATTGATTTTGTGATCTTCGACATTGTACTTAACACCACGATAAGTTGCGGTAGTCATTTGTTTACTCCTGAATGAATGGGGGGTTTAACCTTTTACCCTTTCGGGTGATCCGTTTCCCGTTCCTTCAATCGTTTGCGTCCCAGTTACAACCTCTTTCTGTTGCGTCTTTAATAGTATTGACAATTTCTACTTTGATTAAATCACTCATGTCTTGATTAGCCTTTGCCCTAGCAACAAGTTGCTTAGCATCAGCACAAACCAATTCAGCAGAAAGTAAAAATTCTAACATAGGATGAACGCTCCGTTCCGCGATTTACTTGCGATCCCAAATGGGATTGAACGTAAGGTCATTATAGACCATATGCCTTATATATGCAAGTAGTTTTGTAAAATGTGATACAGTTTAATCTTCTTCTAATAATTTCTTCACACGTGTCTCTGTGCCATCCATCTTTTTGATTTCGTACAGAGGTGACTTCATATATTTTTTGATCTTCTTATACTCTTTGGTCAGTTGATTGATGGCATCAAGATCCAAAGTAACTTTATTAAATCCACTCATTTCTTTTTCTTCTTATCTGGTTTCTTGTATCCCCACAGTTTGGGATTTGTTCTACCCTCAGTTTGAGTAAACTGAATGAGGTTCTCTCTATACTTGTCCCAGTAATGATCAAAGATATCTACTTTTTTATTGCTCATAACAATATCAAAATGAGTTGTCTCTCCCTGAACATACTCTACGAGATATGTTGTGTATGGAAGAGACTTATCATCTGATAAAGATGGATCGCAATCTTGATGGATAATTTTGATTGAACCCATCAAGAGCGTCCTCCCCATTGAATATCAGGGTAAGCTTCTTCAATGTGACCGCGACTGATATTGTACTTATCAATCAGTTGCTTATCCTTAACAAGAATCAGGAGATCTGCTTCTTCTGGGTGAAGACCTTCCAGCATCTGAATGAAGATGGTTTCACGACGAGTCTTGGAAAGTTTATCGTTACCACCTTTCACAAAGTTGTAGAAACTGCGCTGTTCGCTCCTCAGAGACGTGTGCTCAGTTCCTTTGGGGGCTTCATTGGGTTTGTATGGAACAGGACCCTGTGGAAGGGCAGAGATGACACTATCATCAAAGTTCCAAATCAAAAGAGAAACCAGAGCATCATTACGATACTCTTTCAAAATCTCGATTTTTTTTGCTCTGGTTCTTGCTTTTGATACCAATTCCAAAATTTCACTTTGAAATGGATTTGGAGGAAGTTCGACTCTTTTAGTCGTCGTCTTCGTAGTCGTCGTAGTCTTCGGCATTTTCAAATCTCACTGCGAGTACTGTATCGGGAATCACGTTGCCGTCTTCATCAAGGAATTCGGGATGTAGATTCACTGTGTCTGGATGATATGGTGTGGTCTTAATGACATGTTCTTTTGCCAACCAACCTACCATACCTCCTACAAAAAAGAACATTATAGAAACTAATGTGCTAATTGTCAAGATCGTTGCGACCATCTTCCTACTCCTTGTTTTTTAGGGTTTCCTTATATCGAAGGAAAAGTTTAGGAAAATGTGAAACTCTCTTTTCAGGAAAGAAACCATCTTCCCAAACTTGATTTGGAATGTTTTTGGTTCCTCCTGTTCTTTTTTTGTTTTCTTTCGGAGCATTAGCTCCACACCTTTATTTATCTGCAAATCAGGATTTTTTCTTTCGTCCTGGTCTCTTGTTTTTTTCATAACGTGTCGCATCTTCTAAAATACCACAAAGGTAGTTTCTAATCTTACGCGCACGTGGTTTAGGTATGTGTCCATAACCCTCACGTAGTTGTTTGTGAACATTGTCATTACCACCTTTTAAGTATTCATCCAGTTCAATAATAAGATCACCAAGTTCAGCAGCAACTGAACTCTTAATGAATAATGTCATATCTTTCTTGGTCATGTTCGATGACTTTGCATATTGATAAAGGTTGAGTACATACTTATCCTCACGGAATGCATAGTCAATGGCAGTTTCGACGACGTAAAAAAGGTCTTCCATTAATCGGGCAAGTGTTTTTGTTCTCTTAGAAATCTAATAGTATCAGCACATCCACCAATCTTTTGTTCACCAAAAATTACTTGTGGAAAAGTGGCACCTTCGCCATACTCATCATAGAAAGCTTCTTTGGTAAAGTCTCTATCTAACTTATAAACAACATGTTTTACCTCAGTAAATTGCATCAACTGTTCAATCTTAGAGCAATAAGGACAGTTGTCTTTGGAATAAATCGTAAACGTCATAATCGATTACAAATTGATTTTATTTATTAAAAAAGAGGGTCACGTGACCCTCTTAGTATATTAGGATTCTTAATAACTGTCAAGTATTGAGAATCTTAATATCATCCAATCACTGGTGCTTTGAGTGCCACAGGAGTGGATTCAACGGAGGCAAGATCCAAGGGGAAGTTGTGAGCATTTCTTTCGAGCATTACAATATTATAAATAGTATAGAAAATAAGCATTACAATAATGAAAACTTGCACCTCTTGTAAGAAAAACCTAACAGAAGATAACTTTCATAAAAGAACTTATGCTTCTGGAAGGATTGGTCTTCAACCTAAGTGCAAAAAGTGCTCATCAAATAAGAGAGCAACATATTACAAACCTCATCAGTATATGAGAACCAAGTTCAAACTTACAGAAGATCAATATAACGATCTAATGAAAAATGAGAACTGCGAAATCTGTAATGTGAAGTTAATCAAGAAGTGTATTGATCATTGCCACTCCAAAGATAAAATCAGAGGAGTGTTATGCAATAACTGTAATACCGCACTCGGATTAGTTGGGGATAATGTAGAAACACTATCCCGCATGATTACCTATCTCAACCGATAGCAGGTGCAGTAAGTGCCACAGGAGTGGACTCTGCTGCTGCGAGGTCAAGAGGGAAGTTGTGGGCGTTTCTCTCATGTTGCACTTCGAGTCCAAGGTTTGCTCTGTTGAGGATGTCAGCCCAAGTTGGGATGACACGGTTCTGACTATCAATAAGAGACTGATTGAAGTTGAAACCATTAAGGTTAAAGGCCATAGTAGACACGCCAAGAGCAGTGAACCAGATGCCAATAACAGGCCAAGCAGCCAGAAAAAAGTGAAGGCTACGGGAGTTATTAAATGATGCATACTGGAAGATCAGGCGACCGAAGTATCCATGAGCAGCCACGATGTTGTAGGTCTCTTCTTCTTGACCGAACTTGTAACCATAATTCTGACTTACTTCTTCGGTGGTTTCACGGATGAGTGAAGACGTGACCAGACTTCCGTGCATAGCACTAAACAGAGCGCCACCAAATACCCCAGCAACCCCAAGCATATGGAACGGATGCATAAGAATGTTGTGTTCTGCTTGGAAGACGAACATGTAGTTAAACGTGCCCGAGATTCCAAGAGGCATTCCATCAGAGAAGGAACCTTGACCGAAAGGATAAACAAGGAACACCGCAGAAGCAGCAGCAACAGGAGCAGAGTAAGCAACAAAAATCCAGGGGCGCATCCCAAGACGATAACTAAGTTCCCATTCACGACCCATGTAGCAGAAAACACCAATCAGGAAGTGGAATACAACCAGTTGGTAAGGACCACCATTATATAGCCATTCGTCAAGTGATC